AAAGAAGCAAATGCTTGTTTTGCTAAGCAAAAGGAAGCAAAAGAAGCAAATGCTTGTTTTGCTAAGCAAAAGGAAGCAAAAGAAGCTGTTAATGTAAATGTAGATGTAAATGTAGATAATAATATTATTCTTACAGATAATTCTACAGATAATAAACAGAATAACATTATAGAGAAAAAAGAGATAAAAAATATATCTAAATATAATTCTACATCTAATAACGATATATTTCTTATCTCTAAAAAAGAAGAAGAAAAAGAAAAAGACTGGAGAAAAGATTTTAATGTTTATTTGTCAGAATTACATGAAGAAGTAGACAAAATACTATGTGATGCAGAATGGATGGAAAAACAAAAAGAATTCAACCCTCCTGAATTGAATATAATAAAAACAATTGAATGCGCTATCGAAAACTTTTGGGGTACTACTGAAGGTTGGGAAAACAAAAAGAAATCGAAAACAAAAAAAATAAACTGGAAAACAACATTGGCAAAAGCTCTTAAAATTCAAACGAACCGCGTTTTTTATCCGAAAAATTTAGCAGGGGGGGCGCGCGGATTTGCAAAAAAGGAGACAATGGAAGAGCAAACGCAAAGAGTCGCGTTTAAGATTATGCAGGATATACAAGAGGGGAAAGATGATTCTTTATTCGGAATGATGTATAACAAAAAAGACAATAAATAATTGCGATATGGACATACAGCAAATAAAAGAAGCTCAAAATTACCCGAAAATAAGCGAATTAAATAAAAACGAACTGTTTTTGTTTTCTATGGACATAGTAAAAAAGGCTTTTTTAAGGGTAAATCAAGAAACGACGGACGAATTAATAGAGGTCACAACAAAAGATGTCGCAACATTTTTAGAGGCTGAATGCAAAGCGCTAACCATAAAGGAGTGCGACATAGCGATAATTTATGGTTTATCTGGCGAATTTGGGGTTTTTTATCGTATGTCGGTACAAACTATCATCCAATTTTTAAAAGCCTTTAAATCGCACGTAAATCGTTCACAAGCGATAATTGAAAAATACGGGAATGTAAAACAACTGGAAGTACATTCCAAAGATTTTTCAGTCGAGCAGTTGTCGGATTTTGAAAGAAATGCTTTCAATGAATTCAAACAGACAAAAAGATTGCCCATTGGGTTGCCATGTTTGCCAGTGGTTAAGTACCTGATAAGCAAAAACAAAGTGCGGGCAGAGACTTATTTAAGATATGTTTCCGAGGCTACAATAGCCGTAGAAAACGAAAATAAAAACGAAATACAAAAGCTGATAATGGCTAACAACACTACAAAAGAAGCTGTAATTGTGTACAATGCTTGCAGGAAATTATTAACTGATTATTACACACTAAAAACCAGATGAGATGAAAAGCGAGAAAGATATTTTACTTGAAAAGATGAATAAAGCCTTACAAAAAAGAGACTATGTAAAAGTAACTCAAATAAAAACGCAACTTGACAACTTGAATAAATATGAATTGATACCAGTTAAGGATTTGTTCGGGAACATGACCAAGGAACAGAAAGAAAAAGCGGTGTATGTTTGTAAAAAAATACCTCTTTTCGCGGATTTGCTTTCTCAGGCTGCAATTGAGCTTACGAACATAATACAACAAGTAGATTCATCTTCTAATTTGGTATTAATGAAAGACTTATCAAAAGCTCGATTTTACGCGGAAAGAGTAGTTAAAATTGTAGATGATTTGAATGATGATGAATTTTCAGAATCATTTGGGGAATTTGCAGATAGAGTAAATTTAGAAATAGATAATTTATTTGAAAAATATGCCAATAAGTAAAGACTTTATTCAAACGAAAAGCGGAGTATTAACACAACAAAAACTATTCTGAGATGAAAACATATGTTATAACATTATCCAAAAAGTTTATGTCTAAACACCCCAAAGCAGGTAAGCCGACATTTTTTGTTTATAGATTTATTTCTCATGAGAAAATACATACAATAAGAGCAAATTATGCTCTTTGGGAAAAACGGATTAAAGAAGTTCAAGAATGTAGAGCGATTATTTCTATTAGAGTTTGGAAAGATAAACCGTATAGAAGCCCTCAAGTTGAAATTGCAAAATTATCTTGTATTGATAATGTGGGTATTCAAAAAATGGAATTCACGTCTGATTTGTCAGAATGTATAATTGAAGGTAGACATTACAATTATTGTGATATTGCTAAAAATGACGGATTATTGCCTGAAGATTTTCTTTATTGGTTTAAAACACACGAAATATATAAACCATTGGGGATTATTCATTTTACTAAATTCAGATATTAAATGGCACGATTAAACACGGAAAGACAAAATAAATTAGAACCTATCAGAATGCGAACAGCAATAAATGAAATACAGAAATTAGGGCTAACAATACTTAATTGCTCTGATAAAATGATAGAGTTCGAGTATAAGGGACACAGCATAAAATATTTCCCTTATTCAGGATGGGCAACTGGCAAGACGATTCAAGACGGTAGAGGATTAAAAAACTTAATAAAACAACTCGTATGAAAACATTATTTATGCTTAATACACCAAAAGTCAGAATGAAATTTCCTGACGTTCAGAAAATAAGAATCCCTCACAGAGAAGAGAGAGAATTTAATGTAAAAGGTCACAAAATAATGGCTTATTCAAGGGAAGACGCAATCAAAAGATTAAAACATAAAAAACTCATATGAATTAAAAAACAATAACTTATGAAAATTAGAATAGACATAAAATCAATATTTGGGAATGTGCTATTTTCTTTCGAGAAAGAGAACAACACAATTAAAAACACATTAGTAGAAGCTACTTTAAACGGTGCTAATTTGCGCGAAGCTGATTTATGTGAAACTGATTTGAGAGGCGCTAATTTGAGAGGTGCAGATTTGAGAGAGGTTTATTTGGAATATTCTGATTTGAGAGAGGCTTATTTGGGAAATGCTGATTTGAGAGGGGCAGATTTGAGATGGGTTGATTTGAGAGGGGTTGATTTGGCAGGCGCTGATTTGAGAGAGGCAGATTTGAGAGACGCTGAGTTAAAAAAAGCTGATTTGAGAGGCGCTGATTTGAAAGGAGCTGATTTGAGAGGCGCTGATTTGGAAGGCGCTGATTTGGAATATGCTGATTTGGAATATGCTGATTTGAGTGAAGCTGATTTGAGAAGGGCAGATTTGAGGGGTGCTGATTTGAGAGGCGCTAATTTGAGAGGTGCAGATTTTAAAGAAGCTGATTTGAAAGGTGCAGATTTGAGCGACATTTATTATTCGGTATATACATCTTTCTTGACATCTCAATGCCCGACAGATGGAAGTTTTATAGGGTGGAAAAGACTCGATAAATATATTGTCAAATTAAAAATATGTGAGGACGCAGATAGAAGTTCATCAACATCAATAATATGTAGATGCTCAAAAGCGGAGGTATTGGAAATACAAAATCTGGATGGTAGTGTCGCAGATATAACAGAAATATGTTCGAGTCATGATAAAACCTTTATATATAAAGTGGGTGAAACAGTTGAAGTGAAAGACTTTGACAAATGCAGATGGAATAAATTTTCAAATGGGATACATTTTTTTATAGATAGGAATATGGCTGTAGCTTATAGAAAATGACTATGAAGAATTTTTTAGGTGGAATTAAAAAAGCAGAATTAAAAATTATCGTTGCTGGGGAATCCGGCAACCCTGAAGAATTGATTAAGTCTGCAATATCTGTTGCACAATTTTTAGAGGCAAAAGGATTTGATGCTGTAATAAAATTCTCTTATAAACAAACTGAAGACTGGATTAACGAACATAAATTGGAATATGTAACTATAAATTTTGAGAAATATGAATAAAATGAAAATTACTTTCGGGGTAATATCTTCTAGTAAATATCAAATAGAAGCATACAATAAGCTTGATGCTTATGCTGCTATATCATTATATTTAGGTGCATATGCTTTACCATTCACAGTTTTATATGAGCCTTATGATATTTTAGGAGATAATTGGGTTGATGATATTGAAAAATTTCTTAGCCTATTTGAAAGAGAATGTAAATATTCAGTATATATATACAAATATCAAGATGAAATAAAAGAAGCATATTCAACTATAAAAGAGATATGAGTTATGGGAACAAATAGAAATATAAATATATATGATAGTTTTAATTTCTGCACGACATTAGAGCAGTCAAAAAGTTTATTAGAACTTGGGCTTAATCCTGAAACTTCGGATATGACATACTTAACGGGTATAAGAGACGGAGAAGAAGAAATCTATGGCATTTTGCCATATAAAGAATTAGAACCTGATTGTAGGAAAGGCAATATTTTATATAAAAATGTCCCAGCTTGGACATACTATAAACTATTAACCCTTTTGCCTAAAGAATATATATTATTCTCTCAGAGAAGCATTGGAATTAATATCCCAACAGAAAATATCATATCAGTAAATTTACATGAAGGAGTAGGAGGATTATTAACCATTATTAAAAATGAAGCATTTATCGAGAAAATTAATAAGGAATTTTTAATAAAAGAAAATTCTTGGACAAATTTAAGGGATAAATTACCTGAATACGATTGTAAATGTTTAATTAAATCAGTCGAAAATCTAACTTTAGTTGAACGTTTCCATGTAGTACGTTATGATTCAGAAATGAGGGAATTTTACCTTATAATTAATGATAGTATTATTTATGATTACCCATTTAGTATATATAATAATCGAGAATATTATTACATAGTTATCCCAGATTAAATAATTAATAGATATGGGAACAAAAGAAAATAAGTCGCCTTGGATTAGAGTTAGTGAACAACTTCCTCCAGAAGGAGAAGAAGTTTTAGTAAGACTCAAAAATTATTATTATAGCCCAAGGATAATGTTTTACAGAAAGAGAGATAAGATATGGGTAGAAGACGACGGAATGTTTTTTGATTGTTCTGTAAATGAAGATGATTTGTGGATGCCGATTCCTACATTTGATGATATACTGAATGACAACAAAGATGTTCTAAAAAGACTTAAAGAGAAGTGAAAAAGAAAGAAATTCCTAAATCGTGCGACTGTAGAAACTGTATGAATGCAGGAGAAGTAAAAGACTTCATGGTGTTTTGCAGTGTCTTAAATATATACCGTTCTGTAGGAATTAGACCTTACTGTGCAAAATTTAAAAATAAAAGATATTAATTATGAGAGCTGTAGATGTCGAGGCTATGTCGGAAATATTTCAAGAACATGGAATTTCTGCGACAATAGAAATAATAGAAAAAGTAACAAGTGATTTTATAGGTCATTTAGACGCTATGAGAGAAATGGAGATAACAAGATTTATGGGAAGACAACCTGAATCATCCTTTCAAAAGGCGTTACGGTTAGAAAGTGAGTTAAACAAACTCAAAGCTGAATTTAATAAAATATCCAAAGAAAATAAAGTTTATCATGATGCTATAATGCAAAAGATAAACGCTTCTGAAGTTTGGATTGAAAATAACTCTGTAAAATACGATTTATGAAAAAGATAATGTTTAATGACAAATTTGGATTGACTGAAGCAGTCCTGAATGGCAAAAAGACTATGACAAGACGTATTTGTAAGTATGAGAGACCGGATTATACTTATGATGCTGTATTCCCTGTTTTTAGACCAGAAGACTATGACGAAGATGGGAATATAATATCTCCATTAAATAAAGCCTTTGGTTGGGCAACCAGAGATGGAAAATTCACTGGATGGAACAAAGCTCAATACAGAATTGGTGAAGTTGTCGCTATAGCTCAGAGTTATCATTCATTTTATAATGATGAATGCGACCCTCGTATGTTCCCGTCTGGTGCAGGTTGGCTTAATAAAATGTTAGTAAAACCTGAACTAATGCCTCACCAAATACAAATTACTGATATTCGTATCCAAAAGTTGCGTGATATATCAGATGAAGATGTTATAAAAGAGGGTTTTAGCCTTGAGCCTATAAATGATAACAATGGTTCTTATGCCTTTCATCATGAATATGTGTTGCCCTATTTAGAAAAAAGGGGATTATCAAAGGAAATTAGAGACATGTCAGCAAAAGAAGCTTATTCCCTTTTAATTGATAAGATATACCCTAATTTACTTTGGGGAAATCCCTATGTATTTATCTATGAATTCAAATTGATAAAATAAATTGTATGAAAAAGTATATTAAACTACATCATTATTTGCATAATGATTATAAAGGTTCCAATACAACTATTTGCCCTGTACTAATTGACATAGATAGGATAAGAGTTGTAACATGCTCTGAGACTGGTAGCGTTATATGGCTTGACAACGGAGACAATATCCATGCACTGGAGAATATAGAAGCAATTGAAAATTTGTTGAATACTAAACAAGAGTAAAATGGATGAATATAAATATTTAGTTGTAAGGTTCATTTACAATTATATCGAAGAAATAGTTTTCAGGTGTAATACAATTGAAGAAGCAAAAGAAAAATGTGATAATCTTAATATAAATAACAAGTATAAAAATATCGATTATCGTATACTCCCAAATTGTGGGAATAATACTTATAAATAATTTATTATGAAAGCAGAAATAATAGAACAAAAACCTCTTTCGGAAGGAGCCGCATTATTTATAAATAATGATAAGACAGTAGTTATAATAGGTAAAAAATATGATGATGGTAAAAAGATAGAAGGACTCATCATTTTTTCAAAGGAGCATAGTTCTGAAATTGGGAGTTATTATGTAAATTTTGACTCCCGTGATTTTGAAATATTTATGGGGGAAATAGAATTGTCAAACATATAAAAATATGGCATATAAATTAAGACATAAAGAAACTGGATTGTTTTTCTGCCGAGCCAAAGGGCTTGCTGATGATAAAAGATATGGAGAACTTGGGAGCAGAGAAAATTTTTTGAACAGACATTTAAGTAAAAGAGGGAGGGTTTATGAACACATTTCCGAAAAGCAGAAAAAGTTGTATATTTTAGATTATGCAGATGAATTTGAAATCTTTAAAATATAAGAAAATGATACAGACAAGAATAAATCACGCGGACATCTCTTGGGAAGAATTCCCTATTTTAGCGTTTAATCCAGAATTAAATGTTATTATTATAGCCTTAGAAAATGGTGATTATTTAAAGGGGACTGTAGTCAATTCTGATAACCCAGAACATCCAATTGGGAAATACTACGAATATTGGGAAAAATCCGAATTTTGCCCTTTTGAAGATGAAGTAATATTAAAAAACAAAAGCAAATGAAAAAGATTAAAGCAACATTACAGAAAATGAAATATTCAGATAGACTTTGGAATAAAAGTTATGAATATGTTTGTTTAGTTGACGACACACGCTACGAGGGAGAATATACATTTTGTGGGAATGCAATACCTAATTCTGATTTAGATATAGAAGGATTTGAAGCTATAGGGGATAAATATGAAGGGTCTATAAAAGAGGTTACTTGCCCTTACTGTTTAAAAAGAATAGAATATATTAAATCTTTAAAATAATGGAAAAGATACTCGGAGCGCACAACGCAAACACATATCTGGAACCACGCAAATGGTGGATGAGACTAATTAATTTTACGTCAAAATGCCAGAAGTTGACAATAAACGAACAGTTCCAGCGTGGAGTAAGATACTTTGACTTCAGAATAAGATATGACAAAAAATTAGGTATGTTTATAAATTGTCATGGATTAGTAGAATATTATGAATCTCTATGGATTACTGTTTATAATTTAACTTATCTTGCAGAAAAAATAGCACCAGAACCAATTTATATTAGGTTTGTGTATGATGATACATTTAATAATAATATAAATGATTACAATTTTACCGATTTATTTATAAAACAGATATTCCCTATTTTCCGTCTTGACGAAAATGTCATTTGGCAACTTATAAAAAAATCTTCGTGGGAATATATATATTCCGACAATAGACCTCAACCCAAAATGGTAGACTGTTTCAAAAACTACAGAGGCTACAAATGGATTCCTTTCCCGCAAAGGTATATATCTAAACATAAAGAACGTTATCAAGAAATCATAGATAATACAAAGGTCGAAAAAGATACAGTATTTCTATGTGACAGAGTAGATTTATTCAAAATAAAATAATATGGCAACAAGTAAAAGAACATGGCAAAGATTCGAGGCAGCAGTAGCAGCTCTTTTTGGGACTAAAAGAGTCCCCCTTTCCGGTAGCAATTCAGGGCATAATACTCACTCCGACTCTATGCACCCTGATATTTACATAGAATGCAAACTACGTGAATCGTTTTCGATATGGAGATTATTCGATGATACTTCTAAAAAAGCTAAGAAAGAGAGGAAAATACCTCTTGTAGCTATAAAGGAAAAAAACAAAAAGGGATGTTTATTTATTATAAGCCCTGATAACTTAAAAGAGTTAGCGGATTTATACAACTCTGATAAACAAGAAAATGAACGAGAAATATACGTTGAATTATAAAATTTAATATATTTGTGTATGGAAATGATTGTTATTGAAATAGATTTGAGCCAAATCCCCTCGGATAAAATAAAAAATTTCCTGCGGAAAAATGGGAATGAAGCCAATGTTGTTAAGCTATGTGCATGTAAACGTAAACAGCCAGACCCTTACGGAAGTGACATTACAGTTTACATAAATCAAAATGCAGAAGAAAGATTGTCAAATCAACCTAAAATATTCTGCGGTAAAGGAGTTGAAATAAAAACAAATAAAACAGAGACACAACAAAACAATAATAGTCGAAATAATAATAATGATGATTGTCCTTTTTAAAATATAAATCATGGAAACAGAGGAAATTTTAAATATTATACAAGCGTCATTAAAAATATGCGCTGAGAATATTAAAGCCCGTCACTGGACTATGGTAGGGCACGACTTTATGACTTATCATCCGTATTTTGACGAAATAAACGAAAAACTAATAGATTTTGTAGATGAAATTGCGGAAAGTACCGTAGTAACCGGAGGAATACCGCCCTATAATTTTGAACAATATTTAAAATTTTCCTTTATAGAGCCTATTAAATTTATTCCTTCTCTTGAAATGATGCTAAAGGATACTATATCAGAATTACAAAAGATATATGATTATATAAATGATAACTTCAACCAATTTGACGATACAACGGCAGATTTAATGGTTAAAATAACAAGAAAAATAAGAGACAAATACCTATTTTTCTTAATTCAATCTACCAGACTTAGTTTTAGTTAAACATATAATTCTCTTTATTATTCATATTTTTGTAATTGATTCCCGTTTGTTTGTGAAAATAGACGGGATTTTTTATATATTTGTACATATCATTAAGTACAGCATTTCGGAAAACAGAAAAATTGGCAAATGAGGCTCCCCAAATTGTGAAATTCGGGGAGTTTTTATATATTTGCATAGTGTTTAATATTCGTATGTATCTACAACGGTTTGTGAAAATAGTTGTCACCACTTAATTTTTTCATATTAAATGATAATGTAGAAAAGGCTACAACGAAAGTTGCAGCCTTTTTTTAATAGCATGAGAATATTTCTATCCTCTATACTACCAACACACTAAAATGTTAGAAAATTCCATTGTGCACCAAAACCGAGATATGGAGAAAATTTATTACAAGAAATGGCGTAACCATATCCTGCCTGCAATCCTAAGCTGAAGCGGCTTTTCTTTTTTTTAATATGCGTTTCAGTTTTTGTTATGGTTAAATACTTGACTGGAGAATAAACCTCTATCTTTTTAGCTTCTACCTTATATCCGGTCATACATATTGAATATGTAGAATCTTCAAAACAGTATTCGGATATCGGTATTTCTACTTCTGCCGGCTTAGAAAGTTCAGGAACATACAACGTGTCCCTGATAGTCTCCTTTATTTTGATGTATTTTGGAATCAAAAGCGTGTCAATGATAGTATCTACCCTCGTTATCACGAAAGTGTCTGTATGAGCCTCTATTTGGGGTGTATTGGCATGTTTGCCTATGATATAGCCACAAGCAAAGGACAGAAAGAGCGAGAGAACCAATAACACCCCAAATTTTCTCATTTCTTAAAATATAATTCAGATTCTGCCTTCCTTCTCCTTACAAGTCCTGAAAGCACTTCTTTCCCCGCATATATCCATTTCTTGAACTCATTAGCGATAGTAGGGTCATTCGGATTTAATTTCACTTTACGCAAAAGTGTAGAATCCGAAAAGTTCTTCACCCCGACATTATAAGTAAAAGAGACTAATGCGTCAAACTGGTTTTGTGTCAATTCCACATCCATAGTTGAGCCGGATACTATATCTACAGCATTAGAAATATCATCTAAAAGAAATTCCGTTGCTTTAGCCTCTGTTATTACATCGCCTTCTTTTACATTATATGTATGCCCATACCCGATAGTCCATACTCCGGCTGGACACTTATATGCAACCAGTCTTAACCCCTCAAATTCCTTTATAAGGTTAAGCCCCTTTTCTCCTATTTGATTCAGATGCTTCATGTGTTTCAAATTCTTTAAAATATGGTATTTTCTTTACTATCTCAAAGCTTACTATATAATGTATAAAAGATATTGCCCTATTATTCGGAAGCAATGATTTTATGTTAGTCAGTATGTTCAATGAATAAAAATACGTGACGATTGCTACAATTGCCGATATACACTGTAATGCCATTTCTTTGTTATGGAATTTATTGCCTATAAAATAAACGCTCCCTACTAAGAGATAAAACACTAACATCTCACATAAGCAGAAGTAAAACTTTTTGCATTTAAACATTTTCTGTTTTACAATTATATCTTCTATCAATCCTATTATAAAGTTTATCAAGAATATATAAGCGATAATTATAACATAATCATATATAGGTGCTATGTAACTTATTATTACTGAAAATAAACTCCCTAATAATCCCTGAAATCCTCCCGCCTGATTCTCCATAATATTATTTCATTAAAAATACAATCACATTAAATATAACATTATAAGGTTTTGATATACTATCTGCAAAAATTGTAACAGAATTAGCCCCATAATTATATTGAACTTTAGGGAATATTTGAGTATTACTATCATTTAAATTATATGCGCTTACTATTACTGTTTGTATTTTTGCTCCAGTAAAATTTATAGTCATTTGTGGATTATTTGAGCCTCCAAATGTACCGCTATTAGGAATATTTGGTGTTTCAAATAATGTTGTATTATTTATCGCGATATCAGTTCTCTCTAATTGGGATGAATTTGCGTATATTGCATATCCGCCTAAGAAATAAGGAGTCAGATTAAGTTTATCATCTGTGACAGCTAATGCAGCTATTTTGGTAGAATCAATACTGTAATCTATAATCTTATCGTTTGACACTGAATTATCTTGTAATGCGTCAGTGGATATAGAACTTAATCCAATATTTCTTTCTGTCACTTGATAGTCCCCTATTTTAGCAGAAGTTATCGCATTATTCGCAATATCCGGTGTTGAAATAGTCCCGTCGGCTATCTTTTCTGAAGTAACTGCGCCGTCGGCTATCTTTAGGGTTCCTACAGCCCCATTTGCTATGTCTGATAAACCTATACTTGACGGTAATACCAGATTCGCCCTCCAATCGTAGGTGTGGTAGAATGAATACCCGTCCATACCTACAGCCCATGTTAAGTCGATTGTAGCCACTTCGGATATTCCTGTAGGTTGAGTATTGCTAAATAATGCTCTTTTTATAGCTGTATATTCTTGCCCTGTTTCTGACGAACGTTGTTCTACATCGCTTAACCATACATATACAGTCGCTCTATTTTGTTCTGTAACAGTAAATGTTTTATTGCAGGTCGCAATTATTATAGTCCCTGTAGCTAATGACGGTAGAGATGAAGAGGTTTTAAATATAAGCTGGGTAGTCCCAGAAGTAAAAGTAGCCGAATCCATCTCATTAGACATACTAATATCAATGAATTTGTAATTACTTGCCCCTAAAAATATCCCTAATGCGCTTTGCCAGTTATCAAATGCGCTTACTAAGTCATTTATATAAACAAGATTGCCATCATCGTTTATATATGATAATATTGTGTCTTTGAGCATATTGTACTGATTTTAGTTTATATTTTATCCCCCATATTATTAATGAATCTACAGTTTGGGTAAATTCTGAAAATGTATCTTTATTTTCTTCTAAATAAGACGGGTAATTTATAATTACTCCTGTTGTCAAAGATGAAGTATATAAATATGACTTTCCCCCAGCCGTATAGTCTTTATCGCTCCAATATACTTTTTCGCCAGCTTCATAATCTGAAGGATATAGATATACTTTATTTGAAGTGATATTTATAGCCTCTATATGCCTCCCGTCAGGGTCGTATAAGTCATTAAGAATATCTATTACTTGTTGCTTCCCATATTGGCAGGCAGCGATTTTATATGCCCGTTGCCTTTTTGTATTATATTCGTTCCATAGTAAGATAAAAGGATATAACAAACATAACAACAGCTTATAGAAGTTGTTCAACCGGTATTCATTATTTACCATATAATTAGGTCTGTTTATCTGGTAAATAAGTTTAGGTATATTTATTTCTCTAAACGGGAACATAGCTAATATTTAAATCCTCAGCAAAATTAAAATATCCTGATACTAATTTTATCATTCCATTTTCCGCATTATATGTCAGTGAACCATTTGTAGAAACAACGTCAGGGATATATGCTGCTTCAACTCCTGATACTTCTTGGAAGGATTTTTCTAAATCGTTTATGAACAATGGAGCGCCTAACACTATATTCTGTTGTATAGTCGTTTTCATGGATTCTATATCATTTTTCACCTGTGCAAGAGAATTGCCGGCACTGTAATACACTGTCATGCCTTCAGGGAATGTTAATATATCCGGTTCTCGGCTCTGTATGAATAGATTGAATCCCAATGGTATAAAATTTTCGTAGTAATCTTTGAATGCCGTAAGCTGGTCTGAACTCAAAGGAGTTAGATTGCCTGTATTGTCGGTAGTAGCTACATTTAATATTATACCTCCTTCAGACGTCGATACTGTAGCCTGCTTTATAATCCTGTTATTCTCGTTTATAGGATTATACCCCATTTCTTTAGTATCATTATCCAAAATTACCAGATTATCCCCATATTGGAAATATAAAGCCTTATCCAGATAATAATCTTTACGTGTTACTCTTAGACTCCGAGCTGTATTGGCTATATTATCTTCTGAAAATAGTATCTCATTGGCTACTATATTGAATATAGTAGAAAGAGCGTCTACAAGACGCATCCATATAGCAGAAGCAGAAGTGTTTACGTTCTGGAATAAAGACTGTATAGCTATTATTATTTGTTGTCTTATATCTTCCATAATCAAGTAGTTCTTAATCTATATAACTCTGCATCTATAAAAAACCAAACTTGGCTTGCTGACGGATTGTTATTTGACGCAAAAGCCGTAATAGTATAAACTATCCTATCGTTGGTATTTGCACCGAAATCAGAAGGCTCAAATGCCAAATCTGTCATTAACGGGGGAATCCCGTTATCCGTCACAACTTGTACTTTTGTAGTATTGTAGGGTACTACTACTTTACATGTATGGTTATTGTCTATCAAAAAATCTGAAGCCTTTAAATTAATTACGGACGTAGAAGCCGAATAAACTCCTAATATATAATCGCCTGGCTTTGGATAGTCGAAAACATTACCGGTTTGATATTTAAATGAGCCTGTCGGTATACTATCTTTAATAGTATCTACATTATAACTCGTCAATTTGAAAGTATAGGTACTATTTGACGAATTATATGTAATAACTCTTAACGTAATAGTGTTATTAGACACATCGACAAAACTAACTGTATTTGTCAAGTTGGACGTTATTGTCGCTACAAATATTCTGTAATTGTTTAATGCTGCTAAATTTGAACGACTATATACAATATTAGCCGAGCTTACTTTAGATACAAAATCAGTCCATCCAGAAGAGACAGAATTAATTACATTGGATATAGCTGCTGAAGAAGAACCATCATTAAGATTTATAAATGAGTTAGGCATTTCCAACATAGTAGGTCTACCCCCGAATTTTGTTTCTCCCCACTCATTTATAGCATTCACAGTCGTAAATGCAGAGGCGGAGACTTGTATAGGCTCATTCCCATTTAAATCGCTCTCTGTATATTCTGATAATGATGTTATGTCTACATATTGTACTGCCATATATTTAAGATTTAAATACTCCTAATACTTCTTTCCCGTTCATGCTATATACCGCCCTTATATCTCCCATACCCGTAGAATGATAATAAGCTACTTTGCAATTTTCGCTTGTATGAACCAAATATAAGGTATCTTGTTTATCTCCTATAGTAGTTTGGAATATTACTTCTTGGTCTCTTTGCTCAAATGTAGCATTTATATCTGAAGTAATCTCTACTCTTTGAGATTTTTTTTCAGGGTCATAGGCTACATAAAAATATCCTATACCGTCAGACCACTTTTTTTGTTTTCTAATTATAGCCATATATACAAAACTTTAAATTGCCCCCCCCACGAATTAACATATTTTTGCATACATGAGAGGGACAAACATAATGTTAAGATACAGTAAATGTCGTGTTGGTTGTAACTTGTACATTGACTGCCGAACCGTCTTGTGGAACTGTAATCTCTGCTGGGGAAACTTCCAATCTTGCAGCTCCTGCATTCTGTGTAATCGTTAATGTCTGTTTTACAGATTCGGATGAACCTTGGATAGTAAATACCTGTGTTCTTGTCCCTACAGTATCATTCAACACATAATTAATCTCTATTGAGAATTCGTACTTGTGGTCAGCCCCTGGGTCTCCGGTGATTGCAACACCATTAGTTGCAGTTATACTCCCGTCTGCTGTAAATTGTTTGTCTCCTAAGTCTTCTTCAACAATATCACCGCCCTCTACACTGAATTCTAACTTAGGGCTGTTAGATACTCCTGTTATTGTAACGCTACCAGCTGTGGCAGGGACTATTACTCCTGTGCCTGCTTGTTCTAAAGTGATAAACTCTGGTGCAGCAGCTAAATTTGCTGTTATCGTTTTGTCTGGGGAAACTCCAGCAGCTTTAACAGTAAAAACTGATTTTACTATTTCGCGGTTACCTACATTTGCCGATTCTGCTTTTAGGGTTAATTGGGTATCCCCTGTACCGGTATTCGGGGATAATATTACATGCCCTTTTGTTACATTTGCCATAATTATAAAACATTAAAAGTTGAGTTTGTATATATATTTACATATTGCTTGTCCCCATTTTGAGGAACCGTAGTAAATGACGGTTGCACTTCCAAATAATATCCGCCTTCTATCGAATCTAATATCTGTTCCAATTGCCTTTCAAATTCTTCATCCGATAAAAGATTTGAATTATACGGGAATTCAGATGCTCTTATCAATGTGGCATTGTTTGAAGTTTGAAGCCCTTCTACATCCAATTCCTGACCTACTGTCAATTGTGGAGTATAAGACAACAGCCCGTTTAAGTATAATATTTCGTCTATCTGCGAATAATCTCCGCAAACGTTCAACAAAACATCAAAAATCGTATCTCCATATTTAACTTTGTATGCCATATTGCCTGTATTCTGAATTATATACTACTTGCAACTCATATTCATATACTCCAGATTCCTCCGTCTCTTGTACGGAAATTTCTGCTATACGCCCACCGTCATTTAATATTTGATTCTCGGCTCGTGTAGCTAATTCTGTAGCTTCGTTCTGATTCACGTTTATAGCGACTTCCTGAAACCCTACTCCGATACTTGGATTATCTATGCTGGCTACGCTTTTCATGAAGATTAATGTTCCATTCTGTACGCTACATGAATCTATAATAACCATATCCGTATCAAATACGATATCATTATTTTCTATATCAAATTTAAAATCTTGCATATAACAGAAATTTCACCCCTAATATAATAATTAAAAATTTAATGTGTAAACGTTTCGTCCTGAAAATCTTCCTGATTGAAATCTTTTGCCTTTGAACTCGGTGCGGGGACTCCTACATTAGAAGCTTCTCCAAATCCCTTTCCAGAGGTTGTATCCACCTGAACAGATGTCGTTATTGTTGGTATGGTATGCGTATGGCTATTGAATGCTTTTACAAAATCGTTCAACTTCGCTTCCAACTTCTCGATATATATCATGGGACTTTCACCTCCGTTTACCTTTACTATTTTGCCCTGCATCTCTATTGAAGTTTCCCCTACTTTTATATCTAATTTCGCGTTGTCAGTCGTATTTGTATATGTTATACCGTCCTTATCCATTGTAAGGAGCTGCTTTTGGCTATCTTCTAACATCTCGAACTGTACAGATACTGACTGCACTTTAGAGAACTTTATAGGGAAAGATAGGGAAGAATCCCCCTGCACGAACCCCAATACACAATTGCTGCCTATTTCTGGGATTTGTATCACGGAAGTAGAATCATGGGGGATAATGGAAAGAGGGATATTGAACATTTGGTTATCATCGTCCGACACGACATCAAATGTCAGCTCTTCCATATTTACTCCAGTAACTTCGCCATATACTAAAGATACTGAAGAATAGCTTTTCAACACGTTCCTTAAATTATCCCCTAATTCCTGCATTGCAGAATCGAACTTGGAGCTTTTTCTATAACTTAAAACATCCATTCTTCATTTGTCAATTTTGATGAAACATGATATCCGTTTTCGTTGAATTCCCTTCTTATCCCTAATACATACAGATTCGCACTGTTTTCAGGGAATAATGTGTCAGTGAAATTTACATAGTCGAACAAATCTATGCGAGGATATAGCAACGTCGTTATTGTTCCGCTATTATATTCCCCCTTTAATCCTTGATACGCATTATTTGCGAATTCTTCCAACCCTTCTCGTGTCTGTATAGAACTGCAATTCAATCGGATAGGTCTGCCATCCCCTTTATTCCCTACATTTATTGTCGTACGCTTGCCGTTTACATAGCCATTTACCGTAACATAATAATTCTCGAATTTCCCGTTTTTAGGAGATACATCTCGCTCTATTACATTTACAGAAGTGTCTAATTTTATGGTTTTTTTCTGGGTGTATTTTAATCCCGTTCCCATAAATAATTTCCCTTCTGGGTCAATGCCCGTATAAATGCCGAATTTACGCATTAACATCTGTGCTGCTTCAAAGGGGCTGACTCCCTGCCATAATTTTTCGTTGAATGTCGAAGTAGCGGTATAATCGGCTACGGAAATTTCTTCATAATCTCCTGTAAGATTGTTATCCGAACGGTATTTCTTGAATGCCTCATTTCCTACATCGCAACAGACTTTCAACCCTTCATATATCGAGGTCTCTTGTGTCCAATCCTTATTTACGACTCCAAATCTCAAAATAAAACATTTGTCCTCACATACAAGAGTAGTCGGGAACCCTGATTTTATTTTCTTTATAAACCCGTCAAATACGAGCATTTTCCCCGCTTCTGGGTCATTCTCGAAATTTATGTTTACCTGTTCCCCGTAATTGATATTATGGTAATAGGCATATACTTGTATATGAGCCCCTATTTTTATATTAAGCCCTTCTACATCAATTTTAGAACCAGTAATTATTTCATCTCCTTTCAAATAGGCAATAGAATAAAAAGGTAACGTTATTTCCGCTGTTTCCGCCAGCTTCATAACGGTGTTTTCGGATACAAAAGAAACAAAGTTCAATATCTTTTTCCCTTCTATCCAGACTTCATTACCACACCTGAAAAAATTACAATAACATTTCATTGTTTTTCTACAAATAATGTTTGACGCGTTAAATCTACTTCAAGCAAATTAAGGGTAATATTGGTAACTGTAGACCCTTCTTGTGGGTCTATAGCATATCTCGCCAATACGACGAACTGTATCCCTACCTCTTTATTTGTGAAATTATTATATATGGCGAATACCGATTTGTTTTTATACAAATCATTTATAACTGTCGCAAATTTGACTATATCGCCAGCCATTGCGCCTTGATTCTGCCGGAAAGACATAGGGTCATACCTCCCATTGTCGTTTATAGGCTTCCTTTCAAGTTTTATTCTTAATATTATCTCCGCTGGGTTGTATGAAGTCATTTCATATATCGCTGACCCGTCTACCAATTGGCTTTTGACAATATTTTTTGATGCGTTTATAGATAAGCTGTAAGATAACGGCAAATAATAATCGCTTATCCTGAAAATATAGTCATTCTCATTTGTCACGGAAATAAGATTGTCTTTCGCGTTCGCGCTTGAAGCGGAATATCTGGTTTTTTGGTTTATCAATGAACTCTTAACCTTATTCCCTATCCCGTTGATATAACCTCCTTCTGATGATATCGGTATCACTGATTTTACGATTCCTACAGAAGAAAACGTAAGGGCTAATGCTGTAGCTGCTGCTTGCTCCGCATCTCTTATTGTGTCTCCCGCTTTTGCAAGCTCTCCCCTTATATTTTGTGGAATAGATACGGTATTTCTGAACTTATCTTGCAATTCAGACCCTGAACTCGTTTTATAATCATTCTCTTTTGTCATGTTAACGGTGTTGCTTGGTTAAACGCTATATTTAAACCTCTCGCTATTGCCTGTGTCACATAATCCTCTATTTCCCTCATTATTGTTGACGGGTCGGTAGTATTTATGTGGTTGTCCATGTCTACTATGGACTTGTTGAAATTTATAATCAGAGATTTACTTCCCTTTGATAAATCTTGCATACGCCCCGTCTCATCTTTAACTGGAGATACTGTAGGAGCAGGAATAAACTCTTTTGAAGTTAATTCAAATGCCCGTGATAACGCTGTCAAATCAGGGGTATAATATCTTAATCTCTTTATTAAATCTTTTGCCTCCTTTGTCCCTAAATTATTAAGATTATTGAAAAGGTTTTCTATATCATCAGCACTTAATTTTATATCTTTTACAGCGGATGTTAAATAACCGGATTTATATAATTTATCATCTGAAGGCTCTCTATATAAATAATTCGTCCTAAGAATTGTGCCTTTTAGCTTATTAATCGCTTGCTCTTTCGTAAGATTATATTCTGGCACCTGAGACCACAATGCAGCCGTAGTCCCTGATGCAAGTCCACTGATAACAGACCCTATCGGGCCAGCAGATGAACCCAATAATGCGCCTGACCCAAATCCTCCTATAAAAGAGCTAATAGTAGGATGTTCATTTATCCAGTTTATTATTTTAGTTCCTACGTCTATAATACCAGAAATAAAGGAATCGAAAGCAGATATAGCC